TGTGGAAACCGCGTCGGCCGACCGATACAGTCCGCACCCCACTGGGCGTGTACCGAAGTGGCCAAACGGGTCAGACTGTAAATCTGATGGCTTATGCCTTCGTTGGTTCGAATCCAACCGCGCCCATTAACGAGCCTCGCCGATCGGAATCTGCCGGTCGGCTCGAACAACCATGCTCACCCAGGCGGTCACCGCCAAGAGGGTGTGAAGTCTGCCGGGCAGGCGAGCGCCCAGGGCGAGCATGGTCGAAGTGGGATGAGGCAGACTTCACGTTCCCATCTTCGACCATTTGGCCCTTGGTTGTCAAGTCGATCCCAACGGCGGAACCAACCGCGCCCGCGATCTCGTCAGAAAGCACGTGTCCTAAAGCAGTTACGGCAGAGTGCTGGCTGTGGATATCTGCGTCGTTGTAGTGCTGCATCGTCGTGGCCAGGGTGGAGTGGCCGAGCTGCAGCTTCATCGATTCGGGGTCGAGTTTGAGCTTTCCCGCGAGGGTTGGGCCGAATCGGCGGAGACCGCTGTACCCGGCAGAACGCCCCCTCGCATCGAACTTCGCCACCCCGGCGGCGTCGAGGAGAAGGTCGAACTGCTCGTGGTGCAGCCGCTTGAACGGCCGGTCCTCCGGGTCGATCTGGGCGAGCCGGCGTTTGAGCATCGCCGCGGTGTCGACGTCGAGCGCAACCTCCCGCTCGGCGCGCGTCTTCGTATCCAGGAACACCACCCGGGGCGGATCCTCATCGAGCAGGAACGACCTCGCCCGGAGCTGCTCGGCGTGCAGCGGCCGCATCCCGCTCACCGCCAGGAACCGGAGCATGCACTGGTGCTCAAACGGGGAGGCCGCGATCAGCCTGGCAACCTCGGCGGGTGTGAACGCCCGCTGCTTTTTCTTGATCCACCGGACCTTCGGGAGGTTGGCTGCGGGGTTCCGGCGGATGCGCTCCGTCTGCACCGCCCAGTCAAAGAACGCGTGCAGGTAGGACTGATAGGTCGTGATGCTCTTGCCCGAGCACTTCTTCCGGTCTGTCCCGTCGTGGAGGGAGGCGAAGTACTCGCACACGTGATCGTTCGTTATGTCGCCGAGCGCTGCGGCGCCCGCGAGCGTTCCGACCTCGCGCACCAGCCGGAGGACCTGCCGCTGCGTCGCGACCGCCATCCCGCCGACGTGCGCGGTCTGCCACGCGCGGAGATCCTCCTCGAGCGCGCGACGGTCCACGCGCTCGGCTCCGGTGCCGGCATCGAGGTCATTCGATTGTGCAGACTTCACGCCCCCAGAGTGCCGGCCCGGCTCGACCAGGTCAAGCAGAATCCGCCCAATCGTCACGACCGCTTCGGCGAGACGCTCTGCCGCGTCCTGCCGCGAGAAACTATCGGGCGTTGACGGACCGACATCCTTGCCCACGAGTCTGAGCATGCCGCGTCTCCGAGTTGCCCTTACCCCCGAGTGAGGAGTCGCGGCCGTGCGCGGGGAAGCCCGCGTCTTGCGGGCCGAACCTTCACACACCCTTACCACCGGCCGATGTGAACGGTTCGCCGTGGTGGCGCACGGCCACCGCGCTGTTCGAACACAGACCGAGCCATCGCCAAACACTGAGAGAACCGGGAGCCCGTGCCCCGGCCGGGAGCGTCATGCCTCAACCGATCGACCTACGCGAACTCCTCCGCCCCCACATCGTTGACCGCGGGATCCGCGCGACCGCCCGCTCCGCCGGCATCGACCACTCAAGCCTGGTCGCCTGGATGAAGGGCCGGCGGGAGATCTCGGCCACCACTCTCCAGGAGCTGATCAATGTCCTCGGCATCCGCATCACCGTCCACCAAACGCAGCAAGCCCAGGAAGAGTGATGCGCTCGCGTACATCGCCGCGCCACTCCGCCCCCACGCGGCGCCGGTCGATGAGCTCAATGCCGACCCGTCGAACCTGAGGGTGCACGGGGAGCGGTCGATCGCCGCCATCAAGGCCAGCCTCGCGAGGTTCGGTCAACGCAAGCCGATTGTCGTCGACGCCGCGGGTGTGACCATCGCGGGCGCTGGCACGCTCGAGGCGGCGCGGCAGCTGGGCTGGAGCCACATCGCCGCGATGCGCTTCGAGGACCTCTCTGGCTCTGAGCGGACTGCGTTCGCCATCGCCGACAACCGGACGGCCGAACTCAGTGAGTGGGACAACGACGCCCTGCACGCATCCATCGGGACGTTCGATCCTGAACTGCTCAATGCAGCGGGATACACGCAAGAGGAGCTCGCGGTGCTCCTCGGTGACGCGCAGGAAGTTGAACAGGACGAGATCCCCGAGCCGCTCCCCGATGCAGTTACTCGCCGCGGGGATCTGTGGATCCTGGGAGAGCAGCGGCTGCTCTGTGGGGACTGCACGGATGCGGCGGACATTCAACGCCTCATGGCCGGCGAGCTCGCTGAGATTGTTGTGACGGATCCGCCCTACCTGGTCGACTATGACGGCACGAACCATGCGAGAGGGAAGGGGAAGAATCGCGAAGGCGGGAAGGACTGGAGCGGCACCTACGGGTTCGATTGGGATGACGCCGAAAAGAACTCCGACCTCTACGACCGCTTCGTCGCAGCCGCAATGTCGCATGCGCTGCAGGAGCACGCCCCGTGGTACCAGTGGTATGCGAGCTCCCGGCACAGCCTGGTGGAAGCCGCGTGGATCAAAGCCGGGATCCTGCCGCACGCGCAGATCGTCTGGGTGAAGCCCGTGGGGGTGCTCACTCGGACCTGGTACAGCTGGCGACACGAGCCCTGCCTGGTGGGCTTCAAGCCCGCGAAGTTGCCCAAGAAGCTCAAAGACGCTCCGCTGATGTGGGAGCACGAGCCGTGCTTGATGGGGTGGAAGAAGGGGAACAAGCCCGATCGCGTCGAGGGCCAGCCTTACCTCTCAACGGTGTGGCAGCTCGATGGCTTCCGCGGGCCTGATCGCCCCGACCACCCGACACCCAAGCCGCTGGAGGTCTACGCCATCCCGTATCGCCAGCACACGCGGCCTGGCGACGTCGTCTATGAGCCGTTCTCCGGATCCGGCACGGCCATCATCGTGGCCGAGCAGATGCAGCGGTGCTGCCGCGCGCTCGAGCTGCAGCCGGTGTACATCGACGTCGCGGTCCGGCGGTGGCAGAAGCTCACCGGGAAGGCTGCGACGCTCGAGGGCGACGGGCGTTCTTGGGCTGCGGTTGCTAAGGACCGCAAGGTCAAGACTTCGCCTTCGGCTTAAACGCCACCTCAGGAACGCGGAATGGATCAACGAATGCTGGCTTGGCGTCCGCGTTTCGGCCTGGGGCGGATCGCGTCCGCTCCAAGATCGCCCGGGCACTGGTTATGAACGCCACCTCATCGCTGCTGAGAGCGCCCTGGGAGGGAGTGATCCGCTCTGCCGCGATATCTGCGAGCAGGGCGACAAACGTCATCGTTCGGAACTGCGTCGTGGCCGCGATGGCATCCATAGTCGCGGTGGCCAAGTCGACGGCATCGTTGCGAACGTCATATGCCAACGTCCGGTCGCGGCTGAAAGTCGACCGCTCTGGTTCATCGGCGTCCTCTTCACGGATCGACGTTTCGAGCGACAGTTTGAATCGTTTGAGCATGGCGGAAGCCTAGACCTCAGCGACCGAACACCGCCTCGGCCAGCCCCGCGCACAGCAGGTCAACCAGCTTCTGGTCGTAATGCGACTTCGCCATCCGGTCCCAGCCACGGTCATAGGACACCGTGACCTCGCCGCGGCGGCGGATGCAGAGCTTGGAGATGCGGCTGCCGTCGAGGTCGTAGCCCTCAGGCGAGGTCTCGGGGAACACCAGCGCCTCGAACGTGACGTCCTGCCCCACCTTCCCCCAGACCCACGTGCCGCCGCAGTGACGGTCCCGCTTCTTTGTCAGCGGCATCAGACCGATGATCGCCGCCTCGCTGCCATGATTCTTCGTCGCCGTTGTCATACCGGTGCTCCTTCCCCGTATAGAGCCATAGACGGGGCGGGAGTGCAAGGGGATTCTGGCCGGATTCCGCTTCTTAGCACTTGGAGCCGAGATGGTCCCGAACACCCGGCCCATGGTGCTTGAACGACCACCGACGATTGACAGACTGCCAAACGTGGGATAACTCTTCTACATGAAGCTCACCATTGAACTCACGAAGGCGGAGTACGCGTCCCTTGCTGCGAAGGCTGAAGCTGAAGGGTCCGCTCGCCTGGATGAGTGGGCCCGTCGCCGTCTGCTGGAAGCGGTGCCGGCGAAGCCGGTTTGCCCCGCAAAGGTCATCAGGCGATTCAGGAGCACGACTCCGGGTGCAGGCGAGTACTAAGACCTCGTTTCACGCGGCGTCGAGATCTGGATCACAGCTCCGACAGAGGACTCGCCGTGGAGCAGTTTCACGACCTGCGCCGGGTGTGGGTGTCCGGCGTCCATCTTCGGCGCGAGTTCCGACGCCAGGTCCCGATCGAGATAGCCGATCTGCCGATGCCGCACATCCAGGACTGCCACGGCGTTCCGGTCGTGTGGGTTGGTGGGCTCTCGCACCAGGTGCGCAGGGTCTCCCACGCGGAGCTTGCGGATGTACTTCTGCCTCGATGACCCGTCACAGTTCTCGTGCTTCACGCCGACGACGGCCGCGGTGAAGTCACGGTAGTTCTCCAGGCTCGGACCTACCGCCATGGAGCTCGCCGCCGAGGCTCTCGCATCCAGCGAGATCCACACGCCGGCCACGCCGAGCGCGACAACGCCCAGCGACCCGCACAGCCCCGGCAAGCTGCCATACTCGAAGAGCGCCCAGATGGCGAGCCACACGCCCGCCAAGGCGAGCAGGGCGCCCACCGCGCCCGCGTAGATTCGTCGTAGCAGGGGCCTCACTTGGGGAGCCCCGGAACCATCGGCCTCGGCGTGATGTCTTCGGGCAACCACTCAACGATGACGGTCGGCTTTCCGTCTTCACCCTTTGGGCCCGTCGCGCGCGTCTGCCGCCACTGAGTGAGTTTCGCATTGCCGGCGAGTATGGCGGCGGCGAGCTCCTCCGCAGCAACCTCCGTCGAGCGGGTGATTCGTACCGGTGTGATGACGCTGAAGGAGCGGACCGTCCGCCGCGCCCCAAGCGCGTTGGCGTAGACGTACGGCTCGGCGTCGAGCTCGGCGTAGATCCCGCGGTGCTCGTCCCCGTCGACTCCCGGGGCAAACCCACGCAGGCGGACCGGCTCCTCGATCTCGACCATGGCCCGGTCGCTCACCCGCTGCTTGGCGAACTGATTCCATACGAAGCCGGTCACCAGTGCCTCCTGCTCCGAGAGCGCCTGAATCACCTTGACCTTGGCAAACAAAGGCTCGGCGGGCTCAAGCGTGTTACCGAGTCGCGCCTCGGCCGATTGCGCTTGGACAAGCTCTTCGAAGTTGTGCCCATCCCACGCACGCGCGAACGCGAGGCGGTGGACCTTGAAGCGGCTGCTGGGCGGCGGAACCGGACCAGGCCGTGACTGGGTCGGCGGCGCGACCCTTGGGCGAGGTATTCCGAGGAGGTCGACCTCGCGATCATCTTCGGCCCCGAGGGGTGTCCTTGCTGTCAGAAGCGCCTCAAGCTGGCGGTACTTCTTCAGAATGGTGAGATCCCAGAGCCGGCCCGTGCTCACTTCGCGGACGAAGTTGGGCGCGGCCTTCTCGATTGCAATGCGGTCAGCGCTTGAGAAACGATCGAGAGCTGATTCGGGCTCCGCTGCCACGGCGACGGTGCACGCGAGCCAGGCCGCGGCGGCGAGGACAATCCTGAACATGAGAACCTCCGGGGAAGTCCTCAAGCCTACCAGATATGAGGCGGCGTTCAACCCTCTTGGGGGGCGGATCCGGTTATCGGGGGCTGCGGCGCCACGCGCAGACTTTGCGGAACTGACCGGCCCACGCGGCCGCTTTCGCACTCGTGAGGACCAGCCGATCCCGGATCCCCAGAAACGCCACAACACAGCCGCATCCCGGGTATTCGCCGTTCGCGCCCCAGTGTCGTTTGAACGACCGCCAGGCCGCGCGCAGCCCGAGGCGGAGTCTGATCCCCTTGGGGACGCCCTGGCGTGCCAGGAGGCCGATGCGGACGATCCCCGCCTGGTCTGGCCACCGGCCAGCCCAGCACGTCTGCCCTGGATCCTGTCTCGCCTTCGTGGTCTCAGATGATTCGACCCCGAGCGCGCAGGAGCGGCGGAACGGGCAGGTGATGCACATGGCCTTCCGGGCCCGGTCGATCTTCAGCACGCTCAGGCTCACCCGCACGCCGTGCCCATCGGACCGCCGAGGAACCAGGTCCTCGATCGGCTTCCCGCACGGCTTGGCCTTGTCGCCGCATCCCATGATCGCGTTCCTACAGGTTCTCGACATACGCGCACTGAGCGCACAGCCGCAGTGTCATCTCATCGCTCGCGGGCGTGAAGGTGTACTCGATGGTGTCCACGCGCTTCTGGTACTCCTGGCAGCATCCGCCGGCGGAGTAGCCGCCCTGGGTCCAGATCTCCTCCGTGACGACGTAGCGGTAGAAGGTGCAATCGCCCTCAAGCTCGGTTCGGGTCCGGATCCGCGAGTAGCAGTCCCCGTTGACGTCAAACGGGCCGGTGTCGTCGTCGGTCGTTTGGAGCGGGATCGTGCTCGGCGGCGGGACGCTGAGCACCCCCGCGGGGTTCCATGTGCCGGCTGCGCTGTTGGGCTCGCCACAGCACGCGTACGACACGGGCGCCGGGGGCTGGAGCCCGGTCTTCTGAGTCGTGACGCGCGATCGGATCGGCACCGCCTTGGTGCAGGACTGCTCGATGATCGGGTCGTACTCGGCGTCGAGCTCGTCTTGATCGATCTCTTCCTCGTACTCAAAGAACACGCACGCGCGGCTCTCGATGCAGTCGGCATCGACACACCCGGTGGGGGCGTCGGCCGCGCCAAAGAGCGTGCGCGCGACCTCGGACACGATCGTGCGGCGGTAGGTGAACGTCCAGGGCGCCGGCCCGTCTGAGAGATCCCACCGGCTCATGCAGCAATCGGACTTACCCTCGATGTCGACGGAGCGGCACAGGCACGCGCAGTTATTCTCCGGGGCATCGCATTCTTCGCTCGTGCACCCCTCCTCCTCGCATTCAAGGCTGGTGTCGGTGATGAGCTCTTCCTGGATCTCGGTGGAGAGCTTGCTGACCAGCGTGACCGAGCCGGGGATGGTGCCGTAGCAGCGGCCGCCGTACTGAAACACCACAGGGGTCTTGATCTGCCCGAAGGTCAGCTTCGCGCCCTCGCACTTGGATTCGACGCACAGCCACAGCGGGGCGATCAGGGTGTTGCAGTTCTTGTCGAGCTCCTGCCAGCACGGCTCGGCCCGAATGGCGTATTCACAGGTGCCGCAGCACACGCACCGCTCCACCTCCCGAAGCGGGTTCATCAGAACCGCTCCGGTTACTGGGTCCTTTCTCGGCGAGCCCCCGGCCATCAGATCACACACTCCACATAGACCAGGAGCTCGTTTGCGTCCCAGAGGACGAACACGCCATCCTTGTCAAAGAAGCCCGCGCCCCACGAGCCCGCGGGCGTCGTGGTGTAAGGCGCCAAGGGAACCCGCCGCCGCTGCGGCGTCATGAGCGTGCCCAGCTGGTACCCGCTGTCGAACGTCACGGTGTAGGTCCAAGTGCAGTTCGTGGTCGCTGAACCCGCGGCGCCGCCGTCGATCGTGACCCGGACCGCAAAGAGCGGCTGCGGTGGTTGCCTGGTCCTGGGCCCGCGCAAGGCCGGAAGCTGATCGCCCGGCATGCGCTCCGCCTCGCGCACCACACGCGCGATGCGCTTGGCCGATTCCGGTGTGAACTTCACGCCCTTTGCCATGGTGGATCAGGTGAACGCGAGGGGTGCGAACGCGACCTCGGGATAGAGCTTGTAAGGTCCCAGGACAGCCGGCGCGTCTGTCGAGTTGGTCATCGCGTTGCCGGCACCGTCGAGCGGCCATGGCTTCGACACGGGCTGGCCATCGCCATCGCGGATAGGGACGAGGGTGTCGGGGCCGGAATCAAACTCCTCGTATCCGCGATCGAGATACCGCTCTCGCCAACCATCGGCGGCGAACCCCGGATGACCGGTCCGGAACTGGATCTCGTAAGTGACGCGGTAGTAGGTGAACGTTCCCTCAGTGATGCGAGGAGCACTCCTGATCGCCAGCCGCGCGTACAGCGCCGGAATCGCGACGGCATCCACATTGAACCCGGCGGAGTTCACCACGAAGTCATACGCCATGAGGGGTAGGACGGTGGTTCGGAAGAACACGGTCGTCTCGTTGCGCACCACGGTCACCGAGAGCGTGCCCTTCTCCCGCTGCGGGAGTTCCTCAAACCGCTGGCCGGCGGAGTTCTTCACCTCCAGGGGCGTTGGTGTGGTGAAGTCCTTAAAGATGGCCACGATCTCGGGGTTCTGGGCCCACTCGTACTCGGGCGGCCGCGTGAGCGGGTTTGGGTCGAAGATCGCGACGTTCGCACCGGGGGTCTTCCATTCGATCGTGATGAGCCACTGCAGGCCGTCATCAGCTTCGTCGGTGAGCGAGATCTCCTTCAAGAAGGCGTCGGGATCGTCCGGGTGAGCGCTCCCGACCGTGAACCCCTCGGTTACGATCACATGATCGCGGACCTCAACCTCGGTCGCGCGGACATCCGTGATGCACTGATACACGCGGGTGTAGTCGGTGCCGGACTCGGAGGTGACCGACCCCCGCTGATTGCGCTTCTCGTTGAAGTCGAAGGTTGGCACCAGACGCTCTCCGCCTACAGGTCGACAACGACGTCCTCGTTTTCAACGAGGTCCGAGATCCCGCCATCAATGCTCTTGAGGACCCGGGTCGATTCCTTCGCGGTGTCGTGGTTCCGCCGCAGCCACGACGTGACCGCTTCGAATCCGCTCTCCGCCTGGGCTGCCTCGGCCTCTGCCGAACCAGCCCGGATGAGCCCGACGTCGCCGCCGGTGTAAGACCCGACCTCGCTGACCTCAAGCTCCAGGTCCGCGATCTGGGCCTTCACCGCATCCGCCGCGGTCTGCACACCCTTGAACAGATCCTGGCTGTACGCCTCGGGCTTGGGGGCCCTAGCGGCGATCGTCTGCGCTGCCTCCTCGGCCTTCGCGCGAACATCAGCGAAGTACTTCGCAACCGCATCCGCGCGGGAAGGTCCTGTCCAGATGGCATCGATCTTGTCCGCGGCCTCGTTGGCGACGTCGTTGAGACCAGCATCAAGGCCATCGACAAAGGCCTGCGCTTGTGCGGCGGCGTCGACCAGGCCCTGGGGGAGGTAGTCTGACGCGAGATCCACGAGCTTCGTGATGGACTTGATCAGCATGGACGAGGGCAGGAGCATCGCTTTGAGCGATGCCACACCCGCGATCTTCAGGCCATACCACGCGATCTTGCCGTAATCAATCACATCCGTGAGCTGTGCCACCGTGCCCGCAACCCACTCGACGGCCGTGATGATCTTGTCGCCCGCGCCCTTGCCATCGGTTCCCCACTTCACGAACGCCGTTGCGGCGGCGTCGATGTACGGCGAGAGCTGAATCACCAGCGTTTGGGCCAGGCCCGTAAACACCGCCTGCATCCGGCTGAGGGAGTCGTTGGCCGCCTCCACCTTGGCGGCGTCGATGCGGGAGAACGTAAGGCCGAGCTTCTCGGCCTCGGTCTGCATCTGCTCGAGGCCCGCCGCGCCGCCGTTCAGGACGTTGATCATCGCGGCGCCCTGGCCGCCGAAGATCTGCATCGCGTAGGTCGCGCGAGTGGTGGGGTTCTCGACCTTCGCCATCGCGTCGGCGAGGACCTTGAGCTGGTTCTCCGGGGTGAGTTCCGCGAGCTTTGCGGCGTCGATGTTCAGCCCGGCGAGCGCGGCACGGGCCCGCCCGGTTCCCTGAGCGGCCATCCCGACGTTTTTGACCATCGTCTGCACGGAGGTGTTGAACGCCTCCGTGCCCACGCCGGCGAGGCGTGCCCCGTGCTGGAGTCCGATGAGGGCCTCGGTGGTGAAGCCGAGCGAGTCCGCGGTCTTGGCGACGGCGTCCATCTCTTCCGCGATGTTCTTCAGGCCCGCGACGCTCACCCCGATCCCGATGGCGCCCGCGATCGCCGCCACCTTCCCCGTGATGAATGAGCCAGCGCCACCCACGCTCGCGGCATACCCGCGCACCATGCGCGACGCACGCTTGAGGCCCTTCTCGAGCCCCTTCGTGTTCGCGCCCACAAGGGCTGACAGACTGCCGATGACCTTGGCCACGTGCGTTACCTCGCCGGCGGGCGCCGGTTCGGCACCCTAGGCCGCGCCGGAGTCTCGGCGGGGGGCTTGCGTGCTGTCCGCTTCCCCTTTGTCGCGGCCGTGAGTGCCGCGAGTGCGCGGAAGACGTTGAGTTGATCCTCGACCTTTGTGAAGCCGCCGCCGCGCTGGCCCTTGCCGCCCTTGCCCCACTGCACGAGGAAGTCATCGATCTTCGGCCGCTTTTTCCCCCTGGGGGTGTAGAGGCTCACCAGCGTGCAACAGATCTGGGCCGCGACATAGTCGAGCCGGCGGGGCCCGAGCGGACCCTCGACGCGTTCAAACGCCATCCACTCGGCGAGCTGCTCGGCGTTGAGCTTGGTCAGGAGCCCATCAACCGATGGCTCGCCCAGCTGCGCCGCTAGGCGGCAGGCGAACCGGCGGGCTGGGCTCCGTCGGATTTTCCCTCAAGCTCTTCCACCGCCCCTTCGTTCATGCCGTTGAACTGCGCGGCGGCCTCGAAGAGCGTCATGAGGTAGTGGAGGGGGAGACTCCGCAGGTCGGCCTCATCGGCATCGGACGCCAAGACGCGGACGCCGTTCTTGTCTACCAGAGCGAGCCGAACGAGCCTGGTCATCGAGTCGAGAGCCTTGGGCTTCGTGGCCTGGAAGTCGCTGAAGTCGCACGACTCGTCCGCGCCGATCTTGCCCAGGTAGAACGTCTCGCCGTCGATGGTGACGTCCTTCACTTTGGCGCGGCGGATCCTCTCGACGGTTGCCTTGATGCTCATGGGGTCTGGTCCTGGACAGGAGACGGCGGTAGGGGGGACGGGGAGCGGCGGTCACCGCGGCCACGGATCACGGGGGCTCGATGACCACGACCTCGCCGGTGGGCGTGACCTCGACCTCGCCGATGATCAGGCCGTCAGGATCCGCGTCGCCGAACTCAAACTTCGTGAGGTGGCCGCTGATCTGCACCAGCGCGTCACCGCCATCGAAGGGGTACGTGATCACCCAGGCCTGGACGGCCGAGTCGGGATCGACGTGCGGCATGATCTGGGTGAGGTTGGCCGGCGTCATCTGAATGGTGAAGGTGAGCGGCTCCCCCTTGGCAAGTGTCTTCCGCAGCGTGCGGAACTTGTTTGCCAGCCCGTGGTGGGTGGTTTCGATGGTGTCGATCGTGATGCCGTTCCACTTCAGCGCCACGAGGTTGCCGATGTTGGAGGCGTTCACGGAGACCTGGGTTCCAAACGCGAGTGATTCTGCCATGGGTCAGGCTCCAGCTACCGGCTTGCGGAAACAAATGAAGTTCATCGCCACTTGGTGCAGGACGACGTCCGAGTTGTCGTCCTTGAAGTCGGGAACATCCGCCGCGTCGTCATAAAGCCACCTTAGCCCCCCGGGGCTCTGCTGGCCGTCAAGCGCGATGTCTACCAGCTCGGCGATCTCGCTCGCTCGATCGACGTCGACATCGAACACGGAGATCAGCCACTCCTGGCGGTCGGCCTTGATGCGGCCGGGCACGGCCCGCTGGTCGTGTGTCCGCGGCCGCGGCGCGCTGTTGAGCTGATAGGTGATGTACGGCTCGGCCGCGTTGAGCGGAGCAAGGCCCGGGAAGATGCGATCGCCGACGAAGCCGGCGATCTGAGCATTGGCCAGGAGCAATCCGCGTAGGTCTTCACGCTGTGCCTTCACGCAACCTCCTCGAGACCGCGCCGGATCTCCTGGTTGAGAATCTGAACCGCCCTCGCCTGCGTCGCCATGACCGCGGACCGCAGGAACCGCTTGGGCGGAGAGCCCGGGTGCATCCACATCACCTTCCGGTTCCGGCCCGTCATGATCACGTGCGGCTCAACCCCGCCTTCGACCAGGTGCGAGTAGAGATTGGGCTTGCTGTTGATGCCCTGGCCCCAGAGGTTGGTCCGGGCAAAGCCCATGTCGGACCTCGGACCCACGATCGCCACTGCTGTATGGCGGTAGCTCTTCGCCTTTAGGTCGATCGACTTCTTGAGGTGGCCGGCGTCCACGGGCGCGCGGGCCTTGATCGCCTGGCGGATGGGCCGAGCCGCCTTCGTGACCGCGGGGCGGAGGATCTTCTTCCGGATCGCGGGCGCGATGCGATCCAGCCGCTTGAGCAGGGCCTTGTCGCCGACGATGCGGATATCACCCTTGCTCATGGCGCGGTCTCGGTGCAGATCAGCTCAACTTCGCGATCGCGGGGGCTGTTGGCCGACACGCTCCCGATGTACAGGTATCGCCCGCGGTGCAGGATCCGGTCCTCGGCCTTCACATCGTCTCGGTGCCGGATCTTCACCAGCCAGGCGTGCCGCGCCTTGACGGCGTTGCCCTCTTGGGCCTCCGCGCCCCCGCGGCTCTCGACACTCGCCCAGCATGTGCCGCCCGTGATCGGCGCCCAGCTCGCCGTGCGCTGACCGCTGTTTGAGACCGTGTACGTCCGGCGCTCGATCGTGATGACCTGGTCGAGTTTGCCCGCTCGCATGGATCACTCCGGAACGTACAGCCGGTGGGAGGCCAGGAGCATCGAGACGCCGCGCTCGAGCTGCTTGGACATCGGGCCGATGATCTCGCCCTCGCGGTTCTCGTACAGATCCCCGATGACCATGAAGACAGCCTGGAGGAGGTCAGCGGGGATGTCCTCCGCCGCGGCGTAGCCGGCGTCGAACGTGATCTTGATCGCGCCGGGGAGTTCGGCCGGATCGGGAAGGACAACGCCGTAGGCCGGCGTGACGCGGCACGGCATCGAATCCGGATCGAGCCGGAAGTTCTCCGGCTCTAGGTCGATGATCTCGGAGCCCTGGTCGACCGTCGCGCTTGCGATCGCGGTCACCGGGTAGCGGTAGAGGTGCACGACCTCGGAGGGGAAAGCGGGCCAGCTGTCGAAGCTCTGCCGCCAGATCTGGGGCATGAGCGCATGGCCGGCGATGCGTTCGACGTGCTCACGCGCTGCCTTGATGATCCGCGTGATGAGGGTGTCATCGGCGGCGTGATCGACGCGCAGGTGGACCTTCGCCTCCGCGAGGCTGATCGGCTCCGCGCCGGCATCTTCCACCCGAGTGAGTCCGAGCTTGCCCATGGGGGTCCCCGAGAGGAAGGGCCGCGCCCCCGGCGAAACACATTGCCGGGGGCGCTCAGCCCAGGTGTATCACTCTGTGTCTTCGCCGTCGTCCTCGGGTTCTGGCGCCGGCTCCGCCGCCTTCTTGCCCTTGGCGGCCTTGGGCGCCGGGCTGGCAGGCTCGTACTCGTACATCGCCTCCGTGCCCGTCTTGGTCTGCCTGACTCGCCGCCTTCAAAGTTGTGCAGCCGTCGGCATCAATGCGGGGCCGCGTGCTGAAGTCAACCCGCCTCACTTCGTGCGGGGCTGCTTCTCGCCCGTCCACATGATGGGCCTGAGCGTCTCGACGCTCGCGCCGCCGCTGGTGTAGGGGGCGTCGATCTTCTTGACCGAGTAGCCCTTGGGGATGCTCAGCCGCGGCGGCCAGTTCGGGACTGCGGCCTTCGAAGCGACGGCTTGTGGTTTCCGCTTGGGCACGATCTCTCCTCCTGTCACGCCCCCGCCTCGGCCATCTGGATCCGCAGCCGGATCGACTCGTCATCCGCACCCGCCTTCGCGCGGAGTCGATCGAGCGATCGCGCCGCGATGCTGGTGTCGGGATACGCCGGCCACACCACGGGCGCGACGTCGACCAGGTCCACTCGCTTGAGCGTCCGCGTCCACATGCCGCCCTCGGCCGGATCCCGGTCCCACCGGTCCTCCACCGTGATGAACTTGAAGCTCATCCCGCGGATGTCGCCGCGCTTGATCTGGGCGATGGTGTCGCGGCCAGCCTGGGTGTCCGGCGGATCGATCTCGCAGAGGAGCCCCGTGCCGTCTTCCTCGACGCGCAGCGTGCCCGCGGCTCGCCGTCCCAGCAGCCATCGCTCATCGTGATGCGTCGCCGCGATCAGATCATCCCCGCGGGCGAGGGAATCCTTGAACGCCCCGGGCGCGATGATCTCCCGGAAGTCGTAGATGACCTCGCTCTTGACGTTGAACTTCGCGGCGTAACCGCCGATCTTCGGCGTCCCCTCCTTGGCCTCGCGCAGCTCAAGGCTCTGCAGGGCCCGCATCTCCACCGTCCCCGGATCGATCGTTCGTGGCATCACATCACTCCTTGGCCGGCTGGGCACGCACTTCACCTCGAGCTTGATCACGACGGTTTCGGCGACGGGCACAACGCCCGGGAGGGTGGGTTGGGTCATGACACCCGCTCCTGTTGTTCCTTCGAGTACCGCCGCAGACCCTCGGCCGCGTACGCCGCGCGGTCCTGAGGCGGCACGGCCGCGATGCTCAGGATCCGGAAGCAGTCGTTCTCAGACTCCAGGGGCACGATCTCGCCCGCCGCGGTGCGCAGGTGGTTCCCCACCGATGCGGCCTGGTGATCGGGGATCCCGTGATGCTCCTTCCAGCGGAGCAGATACCACATCCCAAACTCGCGCGGGCCGGTCTTGTAGATCTCCATCCAGCCGCGGTTCTGCGGCGTGTAGCGGCTCACCTGGACGGGGATCGGGTAGGTGATGCCATCGGCCTCCAGGTGGGCAATCACGCTCAGGCTCTTGAAGTAGCGGTTGTGCCCGCTCTTCACCTCAACGAACCGCTCCTCGAGCCCGCCCATCTCCCAGAGCGCGGCCTTCGCTGCCGGCTTGATGACCGTCGCGTCGATCGACTCGTAGAGCGGGTCACCGTGCCCGGCCGGCGGCAACGGCGCGATGATGTCCAGGTCACCGATCTCTTGGAGCCGGCGGCGGACCGAGCCCACGATCGCGCACGCCGACGGGTGCATACCCCATCGCTCAAACAGCACCCTCGCGGCGCCGAGCGCCCATTCGCAGGAAAGGCGGATGCCAGCGCTCATGAGCCACCCCCGGTCCCAAAGACATCGGGGCCTGCGGATTCGGTAGCCTCTTCGATTGTGCGGCCGATGCCGGGTGTTCGGTTGACGGAGGCCTCGTACCACTTCGCGTATTCAGCGAGAACCTCAGGGGCATTCCCTGGACCTGCCGTGATCTGCAGTGCGTACATCGATTGCGATATCTTCGACGCCGCTCCGCCCATCGCGGCTGCCATCCGTGCCACACCCAGCAGCGAGCCTGAACCCGGCCCCGGGTTGAACACGAGTGAGCAGCTGCTTCTGGAGCCGATTCGTCCGGTGTGCGTGAACGAGACGATCACCACGGCCGCGTCATTCGGCCCGACGTCATCGGGAGGGGTGAGCAGTTGGATGACCGATCTGAACCACGGCGCGTATCGCTTCGGGATCCGGACTTGGAGTGTCTCCATCTCGTCGCTCATGACCGCACCGCCTGCGCCGCGGCGTCGGCGAGCCATCTGGATGCCATCCGTTTCGCCTCAGGAAGGATTTGCGGATCCGTGATGAGTCCGGCGCTCAATCGCGCCAGAAGCCGGCACTCCCTCTCCAACTGCTGAATCCGGGTCGGCTCCATGCCCGGCACGACCACGCCAGGTGCGATGAGGAGGCCGCGGCTCACGTGCGGCTCCTTCACCAGCCATCCCTTCTCGATCAGATGAGCCACGTGCTCAAGCGCCGTCGTCTTCTTCACGCCGAGCTGGTCACCGACCTCCCGGAGAGTCGGCGCGACGCCTTTGTTGTGGATCGTGGTGGCGATGAACTGCAGCACGGCCAGCCGCTTTGGTGTGAGGGAAGTGGGCATGCTCACTCCTCCTCGCTGGCGTCGTCGCCCTCGGCATCGGGCTCGATCGCCGCAGCCTTGACCTTCGCCGCCTTCTTCGCCTTCCCCTTCTTCGCCGGCTTGGCCTTCGTGCTCGCCGCGGGCTTGGGCTTCTTCAGTTCGGCGAGGAAGTCCTTCAGCGCCGGTATCGGCGCGATGTCCTTCACACCGAAGGCCTCGGCGACGGCAACCAGCGCATTCTCATAGAAGTCGCGCGTCGGTTTCTGGTCGTCGGGGCGCAGCTTGAGGACCGCGGCCTTCACCTGGTCGAGAGGCTTCGTCGCGATCGTGGCACACAGGGCTTTGAACGAGGCGATGTCGGCTTGCTTGGGGCCTCCGTGTCGGTGTCCACTCACGCGCCGGCCAAGCGGAGTCCAGTCCACCGCCAGAGCAAACATTGCCGCCCTCTCGGGCTCCCATCCGGCGATGATCTGCAGTACGGGCTTCTCGATGGTGTTCGACCACCTCTGTACCGCATCACGGTGCTTGTTCTCGAGCTCCCACTTCCGCTGCCAGTCGTCGGAGCTCCTGGATTCGCGTTGTGCCGATGACGGCTTCTTCTTGCCCGCGGGTCTCGCCATATCGACCTTCGACTTCACCCGCGCAGTCGCCAGTGACCCGAACACCGTGATCGGTATGAACGTGCATCGATTAGCCGCCTCTCGGACGAGCTTTGTGAGGAGGGTCTTTCGCTCAGCCGGCTTTGTGGCGACAACCTTTGCGGCGATGCGGTCAGCGGAGCCGCGCCAAGCGCCCTTCGAGAGTTTCACCTTCTCGCGGTAGCACTTCAGGTTGCTGCACATCCCGCCGGCGATGTCGCGTTCGGATACGCCGTACTTGTTGCTTTGGTCGAACTGACTGGTGGACTCCGGCTTCAGGTTCTTGCCGTCAAAGAGCCCGGAGCGGTTGTTCGAGTTGTCGGGGCAGGTCGCGCACGCTCGCGGCTTCCCGCTCCGGTCCTTGGGGCCGAACGCCACCTCCTGATTCCAGGGCACGCCGGCAAGCCGGCACGTTTCCTTCGCCACGTCCCGCTTGAGTTCTCGCAATGGTCGAACCGGCTCCAGGACAGGATCGACACCGCCCGCGTGCGCTCTGGCGAGCCGAACGATCTGTGCTTCGTCGGGAAGCGTTGCGAGCACGCGAAGGTGATCCATCGTGAGGCGGTGACTTCGATAAAGCGAGAGGACCTCCGCGGGCATCTCGGCCGCGAAAGCACAGGCCTGCACCTTGCTCAGTGTCCAGCCGAAATCGCGTGCCACCCGTTGCTGCGCGAGGCAGTTGATCGCGTCCTGCGCGGGGGCATCGAGATCGGAGAAGGCCTTCACGCCTTGCTCTTTGCACACGGCCTCAACTTCCCCGCTGATCATGTCGGCGATGGATAGGACTTTGGCGTCCTCGTCCATGTCCTTGCGGTGGATGTTCTCGGCCGCGCGTGCACGCCGCACATCGACGCCGGGTGCCTGGATGATGGCCGGAATGTCCCCAATCTTCGCGAGCCGGTGTGCCAGGATCCGGCGCTCGCCGGAGATCAGCAGCGGGTACTTCGTTGCGCCTTTCTCGACAAAGCAGACCGAGATTGGCTGGATCAGGCCGGTACTTGCGATGCTGGCCGCGAGTTCTTCGATTCCAGCCTTGAACGCCTCGGTGTCGCGTTCTCCGTCGCGGTCGTGTTTGTCTTCGATCCGGATGTCGGCCACTTTGAGGACACGGAGATCACTCGAAGTCGCGGCCCGCTCGGACGGGATCTCCACCGCGGGTGCCTCGACCGCCGCCGCCTTCCCCGCCTTGCCCTTCTTCGTCACTGTTGCCGTTGCCATGCGTTGCTCCGTGTGTTCGTGGTCCCCCGCGGGCCCGGGTGAATCCCGGACCCGCCGTGCCCGTTTCCGTCGCGTCGTGGTTGTGGGTGCCGACCGGTGCACGACCGCGGCCGGCTCGCCCGTTCGCATCAGGACTTCGCGGACTTCTTCTTCGCGCCCTTGGCGGGCTTGGCGGGCTTCTCCGCCGCGGGCTTGGTTTCGTGGATCTCGCCCTTCACCATCGCGGCGATGCCACCCACGGGCATCGCGACCGAGTAGGCGTCGAACGCGAAGCGGCGGTCCCGCCCGCCGACCGCCACGATCGCGTAGTCGTCGTGCCACTTCTGCAGCTTGCCATCGCCCTCGACTTCGCCGGTTCCCCTGTTCGTCACGCGCACCATCGAGCCTCGCGGCGGCGTCGCCGGGTTTGCAGCCGCGGCGGCGGGCTCAGGCTTCACGGCCTCGATGCGGTAGACGTCTCGCGGGAAGTCCTTCACCTTGGGGCCGATCCGAACTCGGTAGAGTTCGGCGGTTTCGTGTTCGAGCGTGCCCTCACCCTTGAGCTCGTGGGTCGCGATGTGCAACACACGGACCTTGCACTCGATCGGGATCACGGCCTGCGGCCGGATGGTGTATTTGGTGAAGTCGTAACCCCGCGTCACGCCGTCGACCATCACCGAGTACATCTCATCAGCCACCCGGTAGGAATCGAACTGCCCCACCGCCACGACCTTCCCGTTTCGGTCGAGGACGTCGACGGGCGTGGTTCGCGCGATCATCGGGAGGCCGGAGCTGTCAGGAGCGAGCGGGGCCGGGGGCCTGGAATCCGCGGTCGGTCCCTCCTCGCCATCGTCACTTTCGCCGTCACTGTCAGGCTCTCCGACCGGTCCTGCTTCGCCCTCGCCGGTCTGCGAGCCCACCTTGCGGCTCTCAGACGAGATCGCCTGCCAGAGCTCCATCCGGTGCTTGACATCCTGCTTCTCCGCCACGAGCTCGAGGATCCGGTCCTCGTGCTCAGACTGGATGAGCAGCGGCTGCTGGCCGTGCTTGATGCCCGAACGAATCTGATCGCCCAGGTGATCGATCTGCGCGCGGCAGGCCTTCAGGGCCTGGCGGATCTTCGAATCAGCCACGCGGACACGGTTCGCTTCCGGAGAGTCATCGTCCCCGACCTTCGCGAGGTCCTTCTCGATCTTCGTGCGGGCGTTGACGAGGCTGCGCTCCTCGGCCACCGCGGCGTCGTACATCGAGGCCAGCTCCACCAGAACCGCGCAGAGCGTCGGGATGAAGGTCGGCCCGTCGGTCTTCAGCGGGGGTCTCTTGCCATTTCCCATCTTGAGTCCTTTCCGCCGGCGATCGCCGGCACCGTGTGTGTGCCGGCACTCAGCCGGGGATCTCGATCGATACCTTGCGGGTGACATGGGCCCAAAAGCCCTCGTCGTCCTGACTGCGGAACGTGTGGTGGGTGGCGAGGTCTGCAAGCCGGCGGTTGCTCGCGGTGCGTGCCCAGCGGTCGAGCTGGTCGCATGAGGCCTCGTCGCCAAAGAGATCAGCGCAACGCCGGAGCCGGTTCTGAACCTCGATCGCGGCGTACTGCTCGGCTTCGATCGCTGCGGGCACAGAGCAGCCCTGGTGGAGAAGCGTGCGGATGTAGCCCCGCCAGCTCCCCTTGCAGTTCCGCTTGGCGTTCTCGATGGCGAGACGGACGTCCTCGAGCGTGGCTCCCGATTCCTCCAGGTTGCGCTCTGCGTCCCGCCGCTTGAAGCCCTTGTGGTGCTTCCAATCGGCCATCAGCAGGTCGACTGCCTTTTCAAAGTCCTCGATGGAAACAGCGTCGTCGTCGTCGCCCGCCCTCTTCGACGACGACGTTCTTTCAATTCTCTCATTCGAACGCGCCTGCGTTTCCCTATACGTCGCGGCTTCATCGTCCGCGGGGATGGACGATCGTCCGCCGTGGCGGACGCCTGGTCCGCGGGGATGGACGCCCGTCCGTCTGGGTGGACGATCGTCCACGGTGGCGGACGAAGCCTCGAAAAGGTTGCGCTGCAACGGCTTCCGGCTGGGAGCCTGATCCGGGCGTCTACCGGCGAAGATGCGGCCTGGGAGGACGGCGTAACGGTCGGGTCCGCGGCGGGCGAGAAGGCCAGCCGCAGCGATGAGATATCCCGGAGCATCGAGAGGGAGGCTCGCGGGGTCGGTGCAGAAATCGTTGATCGCCTGGTAGCAGGCAGAGCGGCCCTGGCCGGAGAGTTGGCGGAGACCGATTTGCCGCACTCCGGCTTCATCTACGCAATCGTTCAGCGGGGCGTAGGCGATGCCCGTGTCATCTCGACGCAGTTCATGCATCACCATGAGCACGCTTCGGTGCCGATCGAGCATTTCGCCCCACTGACCGCTTCGAACAAGAGACCGCAGGACCTTGAACCACCCCTCCGGTGCCTGCTCGGTCACAAGCACGCGGATATCGCCGCCACCCTTATTGGTGATGTTCATCTGCAGCGCGTTGACAGGCGTGCTAGATGACGGGACAGTCGCCGCGTCCTGCGGCTCGATTGGGGGGTTGCTCGTCATTGAAAACGCCGCCGGCCTGGTGGGGCCGGCAACGCGCTATAAGGGGGACGGAGGCAGAGGCAAGCGACCCGGGGCGGGGGCTCCCATCCCCGGTGCCGCTGGTTGCAACGGGCGGCTCGCCCGGCTCAGACCTTGGGGGGCCACTCGCACCACACGAACCAGTCGCGGTTGCGCTGGCTGGCCGCGATGAGCTCGGCGCGCTGTTCGGCGGAGAGCTCGTCGAACACCTCGACTTCTGCGAAGGTGTTGCCTTCCTTGCGATGGCGGAACTGGGCGAGCGCGTCGCGGTTGACAACGCCGTCGAGGAAGACGTTCACATTCGCCGTCTGCCGCTCGCCGGCCTTCACGCCCTCCACGGAGGGCCATGGCCCAGTGACGATCTTGCCAGGCTGAGGCCCGTGCCAGCGGTTGGAGTAGACGTGCACATCGCGGCAGACCGTCGCGGGCTGCTTGCTCGTGCGAACGTTGGCGCCAGGCTGGTCTGACGCGGGCGTTGCCGGGGGCTCGGCCGCAGCCGCAGCCGCGCCCTTCATCACAGTCGGTGTCGTTGATGCAGCGGACTTCTCCATCTGAGGCTCCTGTAAAAGTGGGCACGCGCCCGGGTTGGTCTGTAAAACCCCGACGGCGGCGGGAGTTGAGCGGTGCCGCCGCCGGGGACTCGTGGGGGTCAGGTGGATCGCGAATCCGCGGGCTCATCCCACGTGACGCCGATATCGCGCTCGAGGCGCTCCCGCGACGGCCGGGGCCTGCACTTCGGGAACGAGCGCAGGTAGCGGCCCGCGGGCTCGATCGCGGCGACGGGCCAGGTGTGCAGGAACAACGGGTGGAGGTCGGCCAGATGTGGGTGCGCGGCCTCGATCGCCCGGGCCATGGCGAGACACGCGACGTCGCGCTCCATCGCGTCGGCGAGGAGCTCGAGCGCCCGATCGCGGCCGATGGGGCTCATATCGAGCACCCGCTCATCTGCGCCCGGCAGCGATGCCGCGCGGGCGGGATCCTTCTTCAGGCCAACGAAGCTGGTGTATGGCGCGAGGACCGGGGGCTTGGTGGGCAGGGCTGTGTTGACGTCCGTCGTCCACACCAACACCTGCTCGCCGGAATCGCCATCGGTGATCTCGACCTCGATGCCGTGGATCCTGATCACCTTGCCGATCCAATCGGCCTTCTTCTCGCTCCCGACCGCCTGCTCCAGGTGCTTGCACGCGATCTCGGTGAGCTTCACCGGCTTGTTGATCTCGCGGAGCGTGAGCATCCACGCGCCTTCGGGCCCATAGCGCGGGTTCAACTCGATCTTCTCAATCGTCACGATGGCGCCGAACTTCGAATACGCGAACAGGTCCTCGGGGTCGAGGGTCCGCCGCGGGAACATCTGCGCTCGGGTGAGACCGCTCACGCGGCACCTCCCGCGCTCAGACTTGTGCCGCGGACGGCGTCTCGAAGCTCGGCAATCATGGGGCGGAACGTGGAGGGGAGGTTGTCGACCTCGGCCATCGCATCAAACCCGTCGATGGCGGCGAGGGCGGCGGTTCTGAGCCGGACGACGCGGGGGTCGACGAGGCACGCTGAGCGCTGCCGCTCAACGTCCGCGTCAATCTGGTGGGCTTCCGCTTCAGCTTCGAGCCGTCTGAATTCAGCCTGGTTCACGCGGCACCGCCTTCCGATGCCGAGACATCCACCCCGCCCGCGCGAGGATCGACCTTCGGAGCGGCGATGCGGATCAGGAAGCCGCGCCCGGGCTGGAGCCGGCGATCGAGCCTGCCTTGGGAGACCAGGTCGCTGACCGTGCTGTAGAACTGATCCCCGTTCATGCGGGCGGCGAGCCGGTGCTTGATCTCGATCGCCCAAGCCCATTCCGGGTTCCCGGCGAACTCGGCGATGATCAGGTTCTCTGCTTCGGTCTGTCCGAGTCCTGCGCCGATGGGCGCCGAGGCCTGCTGAATGTCCATGTGGGTGTGGCCCTTCCCCGCGCCATGTCGGCCGCGGACCGAAGGCAGTGGTTCCGTGTCCACTGCCCAAGGCCCGGGGCCGACTCAGGCCCGCACGTCGAGGAGCCTGCCGGTGCGAGGATCGCCGCACACCTCCCGGCGGTAATCGCCCTGCCCGAGGACCAGCAGGGGGGAAGCGGCATCCGCAGCGGACTCCGCGGCCGCGACTGCGCGGAGATCCGATGCGGCCTGCTGGGCCGCAGTGCGGAACGCTGGAGACGAGGTTGCAGGCTCCACCCGCTCCCACATCCCATCCCTCCAGCGGCCGACAAAGCCGCAGTTGCGACACATCGCCATCGCGCCGCTTGGCGAGATATCAAGCTCGTGGAAGCGGCACTGCGTCGACCTCGCGGCGATCTCGATGTCGCGTTCGAGGGACTTGAGCAGGTCGAGGGCCTGGCGGGCCTTGCCCTCAGGGTCAAGCTTCCCGAGCTGGCGGGCGAAGTTGTCCAGTCGGGCGATATGGCCCTCGAGGCGCGTGGCTGCCTGCCGGAGATCCATCCCGCCATGGCGGATGATCATCCGGTCTCCGGCCTCGCCGAGGACCGCGGCCGCCTCCGGCCTTCCCTCTCGATCGACCTGGTTCACATACCGAAAGTCACGACGCGCTGCGGTGGACATGCTCGGCTCCTGGGGGAGCCGACGCGGTCAGTTTCTGGGCGACGAGGTCGAGCGTTCGGGTGAGCACCGCCTGCAGGGCAGGGCTGATATCCACCGTGATGGACGCCGTTGGTTCGAATCCAACCGCGCCCACTTGCTACGTTTCGTGCGAATGTCGAGTCCTTCTGCCCGCTGATTGTCTGTTCCGATTGACCACACAATCAGCGCGAC